CCGACTCGTCGTCATTGCTTAGCTCCGAGATTTTTGCCTGAGGCATCCAGACGTTCAGACATTTGCCGGGGTCCCAGTTATTTGCGGTTTTAGTGCCCCCGTTAAATGTAAATTGAACGTCATCACCTAATCGGTAGTTTTTGAAAAAAGAACTCTCGTAAGCTGCGAGGGTCAAAGTGATCTCGCAAGTCACTGTTCTATTGCTTAGGATTTTCTCAGCTACGCCCGACTCTGCGCAAATGTCTGTTACGTCTTGAAGCTCAGACTCTACGCTTAGAGTGAAAGATTGAGCCCCTGCACATGCAAAGTCGTTGAACGAATCGCCGATCAGCACCTCCATGTTTTTTACAACTAGCGGATTTGTATTGGTGTCCGCTGTAGGAGTGTAAGGGACTGTCAAAGTGTATGCGTTGTCGGATGTATATCCAGTTGCAGCGGCCACGCCCGTATCATCCGAAGCGGTCAAGAATCCAATTTTATCACCGATAGTATTGGCAGTGTTTGCGCCGGTGTTCCAAAGAAGACTCAACACAGTGCCTGTCGATGTAATGGTGAATTTCCCGGTGGAGTCACTATAGACGACGGTTGCGTCTTCAGTCGATGCCGCTCGCATAGCCGCTTGAATTGCGCTCGCCAATTCATGTGGGTCTTTATATGTTTTTGCGGTAACTACTGCGGCCCAAGTGCCGTCATCGTCAGTAAAATCTAAATAGCGATCGGCGGCGGCAATCGTGATCGGATTGTATAGGAACGAGGTCCCTAGCATCTCAACATCTGCGGATAAAAAATCCCCTGCAGTAGCGTTAATGGTAAAATTCGAAACTTTAGCCCCGATAACTGATTCCACTGCGGCACCATTTGCGCGGTATAAGTGGAGAGAGTTAGATGGAAGTGTATTTGCGGGCTTGTACAAAATGGGTCGGCCTGCGGTTACGCCACTTGCGGGCGCGCCCGCGAGGTTAAATGCTAAAGTCAAAGCATTGGTAGAAATGCTTACTACGTTTCGGATTGCGTATCCGTTAACCGAGTCTTTAAGAAGTACTGCGTGACCACGTTGATAGTCAGACCCGCCCGCTGCAAGGTTGATAACCGCAGCGGCGCTTGCGCTACCTGCGGTCGAACCTGTAGTTAAAGTCTTTTCAGTAATTGCAGCGACCTTGTCACCTAATGCGGATTTAATTACTTGATCAAAGTTTGGGGCCGTAGCTTCCACGCCGGAATTTCTGAGCATCAAAGAAAAACTCGAAGTTGGATTTTCGAGTCCTAATACCGGAGCTTTTTGACCGATATTTGGGCTCAATTCGTCATTCTCAAGAGTATCGATTTGAGGCGCTAAACTAAAGCCTTCACGAATTGTAATTGCTTCCGAGCCGCTTGCGGGCGCGATAAATTCGCCGGGCGTGGTCTCTTCCTTAATGAATAAAACTGATTTTCTGGTTTGAAATGCTGCCATTGTTTTTCCCCTTAATATTGTTCAAAAAATTCTAAACTAAAAGTACTCCGAATCATCAAAAAATCGCCCCGGCCTGCAAAAATCGGTTGGACTCCCCCGTCTGAAACATAAAGAAAATTCGTCACTCGGTTACTTAAAGAATACTGAATTGCAGGGTCCTTTTCAAATTCTTTAATCAAAAGTAACTGATCCTCAATAAGTGATTTAACTGTAGCTTCTTTTGTACTCTGGTCAAGTTCTCGGGTGATAAAGTTCTCAGTTAAAGTCACCACTAGGTCCCGTCTAACAGTCACGATGTCACAACCTACTTGACGATTCGTGTTAATTCCTGAGCCGATTGCAAGCCCGTAGGCCTGTTTTAATGCAAGCTCAGTATTATTTTGAATCGTGTATGGGTCTGACAAAATATGGTGATTTGGAAACACCACTGCTAAGCGGGTATCGATTGCGTCTATGATATCGGTAAGCAAGCTCATCTTTTAAGCCACCCTTGGGTTGAACTCATTTCTTTTACATCTAAGATTCCATTATTATTTTCATCAATATGTTTAATGAGAGAGTTCATTGCCGACCGATAAAGCTCCTTAGCCCCTGTTTTTTGAATCTCAAAGCTTTGTCCAAATGCGCTGAAAATGAACTCAGCGAGCTTTGCCACACTTGCCTCTTTAAACATTTCCCAATTAAGGATTTGAGACGGACTACAAATAACCCCACGCGAGCGCAGGTCATTAATAATAAACTCAGCGGCGTCTAAAGTCTGCTCATCCCAATTGGTTTTTCCGGCCTTAAACTGAGTTAATACCGCGCTTAAAAGTAGGTCAGGATATTTCACCTCAAGGTCGGCGTCTTTTGAGAACTTGTGACCGATATATTTGACCGCCGTGGTGTTACTAAAATCCGCGCTAAATGTAATTTTTACCCAAAATAAATCATAAATGGTGACGTCTTGAAGTCCAGTGATGACCGTAGTGCCTTGAACCGTGTCCATGCGCTGCCAAGCTTTAGTTTTATCAGGCGTCCATGAAATGATTCCGGATTGAGCAAGCGTTTTGCCCCCGACTGAAGTCATGTCAACTACATTCACGCAGTCTTGCCAATTTACCCCGTCCCACGTTTTGATTTTGCTTACCGCCGAGGTGTTAGCATTAGCGGTCGAAACCATTAAATGCCTATGATTAAAACTAAAATCGGAGCCTAGATACAAAGCGTCTTCTAAAGCTACTACGGCAAGCGTTGAGCTTCCCGTTGTGAAATCATTTAGCGTGGGAGATAGGTCGCTTATAGTCCCGTTGTCTGAAAAAATGACTCTGTTATTTTGTAACATTGTGCGCCCCTTCCCAAATTGCGTCTGAAAGTGGGTCACCGATTAAACCAAAAGCCAAGCGGCCCGCCTCGGCGATTGGGTCGCAAATCAAAGTGGTGACGGGCGTCCCAATCCAGTTATAAATTGAGCATCCACCAAGGACTAACCAGTAACCGGTTGCTTTAGAAAAAGGGACAAAATGGAGCTTATATTCTGGTTTGTCGATATCACTACGCGCAGGCGAAAATACTACTGGAATCGCGTAAGCATAAATTCTAATGTCGTCTAAGTGCAATCTCTGAAGCGTTTGAAGCCCTAGGTTTGTCTCTAAAATATTGTAGAAATCCAAAAGCCATTTAACTGCCTCATGATCGCCTAAGTCCATTTGGCCGATTTCTACATTTAGAAAAACTTTAGAATAGTTCTTTTCCCATTCTTTGAGTTTTACTTGCCCAATTTTGAGACCTTTTCTCATTAAATGGTGACTACCGAATTTGACCTGAGTATTTAAAGCCTTTTGCAGACGCTTGCCCATGCGCTCATGATTAAATTCTTTTTTTCCTGCGCGATAGGTCTGGTAAGCATTAGTCTCTAATGTCTCTTGAGTGTCTTCAGCATTGAGACTAGGGCTTAGTAATAGTAAGAAAATAATTAGATATTTCATTTATCGCCTTTTGATTTTTCTATAAGTTCTTTTAACAGCATCGCGCATGCAATCGCTTGATCATGGAATTGTTTTGGAGCGTTCACAGAACAACTTGCTTTGTATAAAAATTCTAGGGCTTGCTCAGGTGTTATTTTGTTTTCCATCTATCGTCTCCAAAAACCACTGGATATGGCTTTAATGGCCTTAAGTAACAGCGCATTTTCTTCATGAGTTAATGGCCTATTAAGACTTGTGAGCTGTGCAATCAATCTTCTAGCTTCTGTACTATCCATAAATCTCCTTTAGCTTAATAGTCCGTAAGCCCGTAGAGCGTCATACATCTCTTGAATCATAGTCTGCTCAGTCGCAGTGTAAGTGCCTGTCGCCGTAGCTGGACCGCTTGAGGGTTGCTGTGCTACGGTTGGTGTATTGAAAAATCCTATCTCACCGTCGAAAAGTGAATCGCCCTCGACGTGTAGTTTAAGCCCAGTAGACGCTTTGTCAGTAGAGCCTGCTGTACCGCCAAGCTTAAGCGAACCTTTCATCCAGTTAAAACAGTCCGGTGCAAAGTAAGCGCCCCAGGTTTCGGTGCCAGGGTCGCCGAATGGAAGACCGAATGCGTAGGCTTGTAACTTGTTAATTGTAGTTACACCATTTGGCAATGCGAGGGCTTTACATAGCTCTAATAAATCGCATGTCCCGCCAGTTGCGCTACCGTCTAGACTTACGGCAAAGGTCGCGCCCGCTACGTGATCGATCGTCGCTCCAGTACCCATTGATAGAACAGCGGGAAGGCCAAGAGCCGACACACCAACGAAGGATGTCGTCGTCGTGGAGTTATCACCAAGAGTAATGAGAGCCGCAGTGTTGATTCCTAGCATGTCAGCATTTGCAGTCGTAGCGTTTGCCGCGGCGGTTGGGGAGGAAATTAAACTATGAACGCTTGAAGGTGTACCGCCTCCATCTGTTAGGGCTTGAGTTTTGAAAGCATTTAACCCACCGATTGAGAGTGCTCCTGAAAAACTAAGTGAGCCTGAAATCTCTACGTCACCACCAAAGTACGCGGCTTTTTTAGTCCCACCGTCTATACCACCCGCGAGATTTGTAGCCGCTACAGAAGTCTGAGTATTGCTACCCACTCCGGTGATTGTGACATCTAAGTTTGATGAAATTGAAAAGTTTGCATCTAATGCCGCCTTAATCTGAGTCGCGGTCGAAACGCCTGACTCCATGTGAACCGTAACGGCGAGACCCGCTAGACTAGCGGTTTCACTCCCAGCGGTTACGTCGTCGACATATTCTATGGTCACGCCATTTGCGTAACTGCCCACTGTGATCGACTCGAAGAAAATATCTTGAATTGTAAGACTTGCCTTAACACCGGCATACATAGTTACGTTGTTCATGTTGACGTTAACACCGTAAGCCGTACTGTCAACGAGTGTAGCGTTTGGTGAAATATTAACGCCGGTTAGATATTGAGCGGAATCAATATTTGGCTGAACGCTAACGCCATAATATCCGTCGCCAATGTCGCCATAGTTAGAAAAATCACAAAACGCGTTTACACTTTCGGTTACATCGGCGGTTCCGCCAAAAGTCACGCTAAATCCTTGTGCGTATCTAGCAGATTCAAATTGAAATCCAGAAGTAAAACCAAGTATCCCCGCTCCTACTGCGCCGGCTTGCCCATAAAGGTTAACTCCCCTAAAGTCTTGAGTTACATCGCAGCTAGTTGTGGAAAAGTTTGCACCGATTTCTAAGCCGCAATAGTCGTTTATTCTTGTGTTAGCCGACGCCTGAACGTTCGAAGAAAAACTTCTGATGGAGTAAGTGTCGATCTGATCGGTTCCGTTACCGATGCTCATGTTAGCTACATGGCTATATAGTCGACCCACGTTAGATTTATTTGTGGTGTTTATGTAGGAATTAATCGAAGTGAAAGTGCCATTTTGATTTTCTCCGCCTGCGAGATAAGCTTGAGCCGCAGTAGTTTGAGTATTGGTTCCGACTCCACTTACTGTAATTGTGACATTTCCGTTGAAGCCGTTAAATGCTTCAAGCGCAGTCTTGATTTGGTTTGCAGTCGAAACACCACTTTGGATTTGAACGCTGTACTCAAAAGAAGGTGATTCAGTTACGACTTCGCTACCCGCAGTGCCTCCGGAAGTGTACTCGATGGAAATTACATCCCCGTCGGTTCCGTATCTTTTGGATGTAAAAGTCAAATCCTGAACAACTAAAACAGACTTGATATCTATCGGGTCACCGAATTGATTTCCAGAATCGTCAGTCCCTATTCCCCCCGAAACCGTCAACATGCTCCAGTTATCTTGAGCGTCTGCTACGGTAGGATTGAAATTAGAAAAAACACTATGCAAAGTGTTAGTAGTAAGTGCATTTGTCGGGACTATAGCATGACTAAAATTAAGCCCCTTTGTGGTGTCATCGTAAGCAAGTTGGGATACGTCAGTAGGGTCACCACTTGAATCAAATAGAGCGAAACGATTATTCCCGCCAGTAGGAGGGTAGTTTGCAGCGGCTATGTTTCCGACCACTGTTAAATCATGAGCAGCGTCTAAGGTCATTCCGAGCGCACCGTCGTTTGCCCAATTAATCACACCGTCACCGCTTGAGTACATACCAGTATCGAATCCAGATTCATTAAAAGAATAAGGAGGCGCTGCTGCTGTACCGCCTGCGGGTTGCAATGGGAAAGATACGCCGCCTGTAGCGTTTAGAGTCGTGCCAGTCAGTGAAAGATTAGTGCCAATTGTAATTTCTTCAATAACCCCAGTGCCCGCAGTGCCGCGTCCAAGGAGTTTGTTAGTCGACATGGAATCGTCTTTTTTAAGACCGATTGCAGTACCTTGTGCAGTCGATACCGGCTTGTTCACGTCTGAAGTGTTGTCTACATTGCCCAAGCCCACTTGGGTTTTAGTGACCGCATGAGGATTTGCAGTGTCCGCAATGTGCGTCGCTAGATTCCCCGCTACAGCAGCGGCATCCGATTGCTCCCAATCCGCCGCAGTCGCAGTGCCTACACTTACATAGGCGACTTTATTTGTGGTGTCTATATAGTGGTGACCGATACCAGTGGGCGCCGTTGCGGGGGGCGCTGTACCTGTAAAGATATGTTGAGACATTTTTTAAACCCCTATTAAAACATTTCCAAAGTTGTCCACCAAAACGGCAAGTTCCATATCCAAATTATAACCCGTCAAAATAGTGTCAGGGTCAAACGTGGTGCCGCCGCCTGAACCTACTAGATCGAAAGTGCCAGTGAATGGGTTGAACTTAAAAGCCATTAAGCTGTTCTCTCCACGTAGTCTATGAATTCTTTACTACTTGTAGTGTACACCACTGTCAGTGCAAATAAAGTCGCGGCGTTTAATTTGTATGTGTAAACTTCGGTGACTGAATTTGGATAGGTCGCTTCGATCTTACGTCCTACTTGTCCACTCACCCAACCCGCATCGGGCAATACCCTAACCGCCGTATTGCCTTCGGCATCTAAGACAAACTTGTCAAACTCACGGTTATTAATATTTGGGCTTAATGGCATAAAAATAGGGCCGAGGCGTTATGCCCCGACCCCAAGTCACGGAAATTAGAATTTCTCTACTTCGAGATAAACTTCGATTTTTCCAGCGGTCAAAGCAGCAACTGCAATGTCCAATAGAGCGAAATCATCAACGGCGAGTTTAATCCCACCGATTCCAGTAGCCGAAACACCGGAAATTACAGCGCCCGCTGTAAGCGACGCTACAGCGGTAGCAGCAACAAGCGATGCAACGCTTCCAGTTTGTCCAACGGATACAGTAGCAGACCCACCACTTGTACAAGTGGTGATGACTTTCATGTAAGCTTTATGGACGACCATTTGTTGTTTTGCTTTGAAACCGTTGTAAGCCGCGACTGCGCCGGTATCGTTAGCGAAATCATATTCGAGTTTGACGATTTCATGGCCTTCGTCGTGAAGATACATGTCACCTTGATATTTAATTAGATTAGGCATTTTATTTTTCCCCTTTAATTACTTTTTTTATTTTAGCGTTTGTCTGAATCCAAGCGAAATGCCTGGACCCGACCGAGTATATTGCAATGATTTTAGTGGGTAGAGTAATGGACTTAATTTGATTTAATAACTCCTGAGCACTTTGGCCTTCTAAGAATTCCAAGGTGTCATTTAAGTTATTTAAGTTATCAAAAGCCATTACTCTAATCCTCTAAAAAATTAAGCTCCGATTCCAGAAGCTGCAGCGGTAGCCCATACATGCTTCTTACCGCCGTCGATTCCGAGAGCAGCTCCGAAGATCACGTCTACTGAAATCAAGTAGCTGAATTTCTTGTTAGCGTGCTGATCAGAGATCTTGAAAGTCGGTTGCGATTGCATGACAAGGTTCATGAAATCAGGATGGAAAAACAATCCTTTGTCAGTCCCGCGAGAATTGTCTTCAAGCAAGCTGAATCCGAATCGCTTATTTACAACTTGTCCACCAATGATTGGCATTTCTCCGCCAACGTAGTCCTGACTTGTCAAAGTTGCAGCGTTCAAAATATCCGAATAGTAGGAAGGGTCAACCAATCCATACCATGGCTTGCTACGGTCCCATTTAGCTTGAGCAGCGAGCAGTCGAATTGCATTCAATTGAGCAGCGTTCATGTCAGTAATAGAGTTGAGCAAATGGTCAGGGCTTGAAGTGCTAGGAGACACCAACGAATAGAGGTAGTCGTTGATCTTTGCTTCAACGGCAAATTTCAAAGAATCTCTAATTGCAGATTGTTGGGCACCTAATTGAGATTGAATCTCAGCAAGGTCCTCAACTTCGAAAGCTGCTACTGCGCGTTTGTTAGCAGTGACCGAAACGCGGGTCATGCTGAGAGCTTCAGAGTTAAAAGAATCGGCATCGGTGCCTACAGTGCGAAGCTCGCCTTGTGGTGCATTGACTTGCGAAATATAAACTGTGTCGCCCATTTTTTTGATTTCGCCGTCGTAGTCTTTATTTACGAGTGCGCCCAAAAGAAGCGATTCACGGAGTTCTTTCATGAACATTGGTGCCCAAAATTTCTGGACTTGATCGGCTACTGAGCCAACGGTAGTAAGTGACATTTTTTAATCCCCTTTATTTAAGTTTTTATCACGTCTTTCAAACGCGCCCGCATGTCTTTAGCGGGAAGTTTCAACCACTCTTCATAGGATAGGCCCACTGAGCCGTTTCCTTTAGGGGCATCGTTTGGCATTTTACTGCCATTCGCTTGCTTAATGACTAAACCGTATTTTGTTTTGAATTCTAAGGCGGCCTTTTTGACGCTTACGTCTTCGGGAAGTCCAGTCTCAGGATTCAGCAAAACACTTTTTAGGTCAATTAAACCCCAGTATTGCTGATCGACTTGACCGTCCAACGCATCTAAAAACGCCTGTAATTTTGCACCATTTTCAAGAGTAGACTTTGATTCGACAAGTTCGGATTTGGTTTTTTCCAATTCCTCTTCACGTAAAGCTAGAAGCTTTTTCCAGTCTTCTTTTTGCTTTAACTCCTGCTCCTCGCGGTCCTTTTCACGCTTCTTAAACTCAGAGAGTTCAAGGTCACGCTTTTTCTTTTCCCCTAAAAGCTTTTGATAAGTCTCATATGAAACTTTGTCATCTGCTTTTGGTGCAATATCATTTGGGTCTAAAGGTGCGTCTTGCGAGCCACTGGCCGCAGGATTGCTTCCACTGGAAGCCTGGTCTTTGATCGACATTTATAATTCTCTCCTATTTGAAAAATTAATCAAGTGATGAAATTATCTTTCGCAATACTGACTGAAAAAGCAAGGCGATTTGTTTTAATTCAGTCTTGGATAGCTGAAAAAACGGTCTTTTTTCTGAAACAAAACCCGCGACCTGATCATTGGTTAGATCGGAATCGTCCCTTTTTCCAGTAATGTGAATTGTGGCGCGTCCAGTCGAAACGCTTTTTAATTTAATGTTATTAAGCATTTGACCTGTATTAGTCAGATTGGATTTTGCGGGTGTTGTCTCAGAGGAAAGGGTTTTTGGATTGGTGGGGATGTAAGAGTAGGTCATGCCCTGTTTATTTTTAGCAAATGCAATCTCGCCCGCGCGTTGTTTTTTATATGAATCTGAAAGGGGGTCGAGCGCCTCTCGAGGAGCGCCCTCTTTTGGGACACCAAAACCTAGGCGCGTGCGGTTTTTTACTAACTCCGCAGCTTTGTTTCCGTATTGAGCCATATAGACCGGACTAACCGCTAACTTGATTCTGGAATCTAGTGAAACTTTTAATGCATCAAAAGTTTTATGCTTTGCCATTATTCCTGATCCAAAAGGTCCTCATCTAAAAGGCCTGCCTCTTCTAATGATTCTATATTTACTTTAGTGCTTTTCTCACGTTTTTTGTCGTCAGATAGCGGGAAGTTTTTCTGAACTATCGCCTTAAGTACCTCGGGTTTTATGCCTAAGAAATTCCGGGCCTTTGCGCTGCTACCTCTTGATTGTCCGTAAGTGCCTCTTATGTTTCCCTCGGCGCGATCGGCTTCAGGGTCACTTTCATTGTATCCAATGGTGACTTTGCTACCGTTAACCGCAATGATATCAAGGGCCGCTAACATGTCACCACTTAATGTAAGGTTAGGCGTTTTGCCGCTTTTTACGTTCTTGAAATTTAAGCTATTCATGTACTCAGGGGAATACTCAGGGAATTTCTTTTCGTCTTTGTCCCGGCTCGCTAGACTACGCTCGCGGATATAAACTAGAATCTCGTTCGCAATCGCAATCTTTTCCTCGCGAGAGTAGCGGCTACCGTTAGGAATTTGTATCGTTTTCTGAACGTATTTCTTGTCTGCCATTCATACCGCCTTCAAAGGGATTCGGATTTTCTATCTCGACCGTATTTTCAGACGATAACTCATCTAACATTTCATCAATGATTTCGTCGGCAAGGTCGGGGAAAATGTTTTTGAGTGCCATCTCTTTAGTAATAAGCCCGTCACGCTTGAGTGCGATCATGTCGACGATTGTTTTAGATTGATCGAGCATCGGTTTTTGCGGAGGGAAACTTACTTCCACTTTAGCGCCCGGCGAGAATGCGCCCACCAATTGAAAGTTTTTATCTGACATCCATACGGGGTGCATATAGTTTATGATCAAGTCCCAAAGATTTTCCTCGGCGTTAATGAAATACGGAATTTGTTTTTGACGGTCTTCGGATGTATCGGCTTGATCGATGATTTTACTGACCCCGCTTGCGGTTTCATCGGGCGACATTTGTCCGATTGCGCCCGGTTTAATACTTCGAGTGGTAAACCATAAAGAGATTTGATCTTTAATAAAACCGACTACCTGATCAATATCAACCGTTGGTTTAAGTGAACCAATTTGTGGTGTCTTGTCACTAGTAGCATCCGACTTAATATTCCATAAAGCGTTTGGAGCCTGGACTAGATTTTCGGTATTCGCGTCGATTGTGTAAATCACGCTGAAAGACTGATACATGACCGCATAGTTTAGATCGGATAAAAGTACTGGAATGAGCTTTGCCATTCTAAGCGTGTCAGTGTCAGGTAGTGGCACTAGGCAATGGCGTGATCTATTTACATAAATGCATGGGATTTTTCCATAGACGTTAATGCCTTCAGGATTTCCAAGCTCATTCATTCTATCCGTTTGAATCTCTCCGAATTCATCAACGATTAAGAACTCTGAGTCAGTGTAGACGTAGAAAATACTCTTGTCTTTATACTTACCCATAAATTTCATAACGTGGGTAGGGCGTTGCGGGTCGATCATGTCTTCAGAAAATACAATGAAACGGTCGCTTGGAATTGTTCTAAGCTTAGGCATGCCGTCAGTGTCTAGATAGGGCTCAATTAAGCATGTCTTAAATAAGTTAAAGAACTCATTTGCGAGCGTCATGTTAGTGTTAATCTCAAAAGCCTTTTCATACTCATGAAGCAATTCTTTGTCTGACTCGATTTCACCAATGTCTCTTTGAGGTGCCGTCGCGTAGATCTTTGAGAGTTTATCGATCATCTTTTTAAGAATATTTATTGGGGCTACTCGATGCGTGATTTGCTCATACGCTTTAGGAGACAATTGTTTTTTTAAGTCTTCTAAAACGTAAGTCAAAAGATCGCCTTCAAAGATA